ATCTACAGTATGATTTACAAACAGACCAAAGCAGCGAAGATAAATTGAAAAACGCTGATCTCATAACTGGATATTGGTACGATGTTCCTCGGTACGATTTAAACATTCCTATGAAGCATCGCATGTCGCTGGTTACAATAGTATATCATGTTGGAACTGCAGATTATCCTAATATGGATATTAGTGAACCACAAGTGTATTCTAAACACACCAGTGTTGATTTTAGTAGAGACCAAGCCCGAGGGCAATTTGTCATGAGTACACCTACTGCTAATCCTGCTTGGGTACAAGCCTGTAAGCATGACGATGGTATGTTTTCTGCAATCGTTATCCCTGGTTCATACAAAACTGGCGAGATTTTCGTGAAATTCAAGATAGGCGACCAAAACTTCTATGCAAAAATGAAGTCAAATACGGAGTTTCAAGAGGGCGAGCGCTACACCTACAAACTCGATGTAGGAAAAGACAAAGTGAACCTGACCAGAATCAGCATAGATAATATGACTGGATGGACAAATGAAGAAGAACTCAAATAAACAATGGAGGATATAACTATGCGCAAGATATTTCAATACATCATGCTGGCAGTCGTTACTGTAGTAATGGCGTCATGCACAAGTGATATAGAAGAAACAACCGCAACAACAGGCAAGAACAACGTACAGTTGGTTGTTGGTGAATTTCCGGCATTCGGAGATTCACAGACTCGTGCTATTGGTACACCAGATGAAGGCAAGACTTCATGGGCTGAAGGAGATGAGTTGCTTCTGGAGATGACCAGTAAGACTTTAGGGACCAAGTATGCTGCTTTTACATATAATGGCAGTAGCTGGGAATTGACAAGTGGCGAGCTGTCTTATAAAGAAGACGAAGTGCCAACCTTTCCTCATGTATATTATGCCCCTAACTACAAATGGGAAGCCGGCAAATTAGTTTTGAAAGAAGGCAAGGTTGCTGGAACCGATGAATACATCGAGGGAAAAGCTGAAATCACCCCTAATGGTCAGGGTATAACCGTAAAATTTTCCGGAGCAACACGCAACTATTCCCGCTTGCGCATTGCAACGAATCCTGCTATGAATCAAGGAAAGCCAATTACTGTAACTGTCAAGAAATTTGCTCCAGCTAACATATTAGACAATGTAAACTGCATCTATACCCTTACGCCTGATGCTAAAGGGAATGTGTATTTATATGGTCTTTTCACTTACTACTCAACTGTTTCTGTAAAATCTGGAGAGTACTCTTTAGTGGATTATGAGTTTTACCAGGTAACCAAAGATGGCATAAGCTATGCGCTGAATGCCTATGCTATTGATGCCAAAAACATGACTGATACAGAAATAGAAAACGTTATTAAGGAGGAATTAGCAGCAGGAAAAACTGACATTAAACTCATTCTTGAACCTTATACAAGCTCTGGTGTTTTTTCAGCTATTAGTAAGGGCTTGAGTGGTAGCGCTGATGGCAGCATCGACCTTTCCCTAATAGGATGCGATAGAATTCCTAGAGATGGTTTGTTATCTGTATCGGCTTTAAATTCTATTTTGTTACCAGATGTGACAATGTTGGATAAAAGGGCTTTTTTGAATTGTAAATATATAGAAACAATAAATGCTCCAAAAGTTACTAGAATAGAACAAGAAGCTTTTAGCCAGTGCTCAAGGCTTAAAAAAGTTATACTGGGAACACTTGACTATGTATACGGAGCTGCAAATTCTAATGATGGTATTTTTTATTACACTAAAACTGATAGAATAAATTTGTATTTGCACGAAAGTCAAAAAGTCATGACTTTTAATAGCAATTATAATATTTGGGAACCTTCGGGTGAAAAATACTTAGACAGCGATGAATTTTATGTTGGTGAATTCCTCGGCTATCAATTTAGATCTGTAAGGAGTTGGAAATAAAGGGCAGTACTATCAAGTTTTACTCCTAAGTTGGGCAGGAGTATAAGTTACCAAGTAAACATATCCCCCCGCACTTCACGGAAAACGACAAGGGTCTATATGCCACGATGAAAAGGTGGCGTATAGACCCTTGAATGTAATTCAGCATCTGTAGTGTTGCAGCTCATTAAAACTTATATATAGACCCCAGTTCGGGATAAGATTTTGTTCATAAAAAAGTTGGTAGTCTCATAAATATTTTGTACCTTTATAGGTGAAAAACAATTAGTTACAAGAATATTTAATATGACTACCGATTACAAAGTTACAGAATTATTTTGTATTATAGACGAGTTTTGCAAACATTTTGATGCAGAAAGGTTACTTTCCCACGCAGTACTTTTGTTATGACTTGTAAATCAGTGATTTATAACGTAGTTTGACTGTTTAACAGTCAGTCAGAGCAACAAAATAGCAACAAATATGCAAAAAGAGGGGCTTTTCGACCCCTCTTCAAGCCCTCTGAGGGCAAAGATAGTTATTTTTCTCGAATACGCCGCATGTGGGCTTTACTTTTCAATCTCGTGTAAGTTATCACCTGAACAAACTTACGCCGACATACGGGCGCAATCGCTGTTGGGCTGTTTAGACGTATCTCTTCGCCGCCTCTGTCAGTTCATCTGCGTAGTTGTATATCTCGTCAAGGGTCTGAACCTTATACATACGTTCTGACTTATCTTCTGAGATAATGGCAATGCGCTTGTTCTTCGGTTGGTTGAAGTAGAAGCGGACAACAGTCTTCCGCACATTGTTGTCAATCTGAACCCCGAAGTATGATCGTGTGTCCTTGTATGTGATGCGGTCAGAGGTCACAACGCTGCGGATAATAGACTTCACGATGAAGAACGCCTCCAACTCTTCTTCTGTTGTCACAATGCCGTCCTCGTTTGTCTCAGGCTCTGTGGGCTGTTCTTCTGTCTTCTCGGCGGTCTTCTGTTCTGTGGCGGTTGCTTCTTCATCTGTCTTGATTGCCGCTTTCAGACGGTCAGAAATAATGTCGTTTATATAACTGCCGATTGTACGTTTTGTCAGGGCTGTGAACTGTTCAAGAACCTTTTGGGAGAAAACGCCGTCATAGACCTGTTTCCCGAAGAACCTCACAAAGTCAGGAGAGGGGTTCGCGAACTCCTTTGAAATGGCGGTTTTAAGTTCGCCCATATATTTCAGCTCGCTTGCCGAACTTAGAATGTTGTCAACGTCAAAATAAGACCTGTGAAACTTTTTCAACTCTTCGACCTGAGCGTCTTTCATTTCAAGGAGGTTCACTTCCAAGAACGGTTTCTCGTCCATTTTGTTAGGCTCGGCAAGGTCTGTGTAAAACTTGTATATTATGCCGTTTGTCAAGACCCCGAACTTCGCCTTTGACACGTTAAAATAACGTATCAGTTGGTTGTCATAAAGGTTCAGGTCTTGCTCCCAATGTTTACACTCAATGAGAATAATCGGCTCGCCGTCTTTCAGAATGGCGTAGTCAATCTTCTCGCCCTTTTTCATACCGATGTCACAACTCATTTCAGGTAACACCTCCAACGGGTTGAACACGTCATAGCCGAGAGCACTCAGGAAAGGCAGAATGAGAGCCGTCTTCGTTGCTTCTTCTGTCTTCAAGTTGTCTTTCAGACTTTCAATGCGCTCAGATATTTGTTTAATCGAATCTTTGAAATCCATATCTGCTGTTTTTACGTTAAAACTCTGTACCTTTGCAAAACACGGCTCGCCGTTGTCACAGAGACCCAACGTAAAAACGTGGGCATCCCCTTGTTGGTCAAGAGGTATCGCCGAACAGCCCACAAGGAAAATGCCCACGATATACGTGGGCATCTACCATTGCTTTTAAGGCTGTCTGAAATTTTGGCGACTTTCTTGACCCTCAAAACAATAGCAAACGCTATATTTTCAAATTTTGTCACAAAGGTAAGAATTTCTTTTTTAATTCCGACAGAATTTCCGATTTTTGTGCTTACGCCTTAATCATTTTTAGCGTTTTCACTGTTTTTGAAGCCGTTTCAGGTACACAACCAAGGCGAAGATTGCCAACAAGAACCAAAAACCGAAGATTTCACATTTCTGAAACTTTGTCAGGTCACGGGGAACAGAAACCTTTTCTTTGATTTTCAGGTATCTGTCACGATAAACCACGCTGTCCCGTTTCTCTATCTTCTTGTCGGTCTCAATGGCTTTCTTCTGAGGCTTTGTCCGCAGATCGTGAAACAGAGAGCCGTCAGGGTTGATGCGAGCGTCAGAGGTGGCATATTCGTTTTCAAGGTGTGAAACGCTGTCACGGGTTGTGCGCTCTGCCGTCTGAGCGGGTATTTCAAGAAAGACCGTATCAGGAACGAGAATTGTCTGCGTCCTGACCTCAACACGGGTGCTGTCCTGACGGTCTGTTTCTGTTGTCAGGTTTCGGCAAGGGCAGCAGCCCCACATAAGTGAGACCGCCGCCAATAAGATGAACAGTTTCTTTGTCATTTCTTCACGCTTTTAATATAAGACAGAATGCCGTCCACATGAACCTTTGTAATGAGCTGCTTACCCTCTTCACTTAGAAGAAAATCTACGTCTTCTTTGTTGTCCTGAAAAAGGTTCTCAGTCAGAACGGCGGGGCAGCTTGTATCTCGGCAGATAGCGAGGTTCTGAGTGATGAACGGCTGCTGTGGCGTGTATTTTCTCACTCTTAGCCCGTTTTTCTCTGCCGCCTGAGCAAGATACGTTGCAAGCGTCTTGCTCTTCTGAGAGGCGTTCAGAGAGACGTGTGCCGACCACCCACGGGCTTCATGCCATTTGCCGTCAGCCCCCGCTGCGTTGTTGTGAATTGAGACCAACAGAGCGTTTGAAGCCCCGTGAGCCTTGCAGAGGTTGTTCGCCCTCTGACAGCGTTCTTTCAGGCTGATGTCGTTTGTTTCAGGGGTCAAGAGAAAAACGTGACCCGCCCCAAGCTCATGGCATAAAGCACACTGCAGACGCTTGGCAATCTCACGGGCGTAGGCGTACTCTCTCAGTCTTCCGTCAGGAGAACGCTTGCCCGCTGTGTCTTCTCCGTGACCGTTGTCAATAATTACTATCATATCATTTTAACCGTTTAAGCGTTGATAAAACTCTGTTTTGATATTATCATACGCAAGTTTAACATTCGTGTAAGCACGGGCGTTGTTTTCCCCGTCCGCATTGTAGATTTCACTCTCAACGACCTTTGCCACGTCTTCAACCCATTCAGGGGCGCAGAAGTCAGACAGCGGCTTCCCGTGATACGTGAACGGGTCAAAGCGGCTGTTTCTGTCTTCATGAATGACTTTGAGAGACTTTCGTATCTTCTCTGCCGTTGCCTCATGGTCGATGATGTGGTTTTCTTTTCTGACCCTCTTAATAAGGCGACAGACCTGTTCCACAGTGAGGTCAAAAGCAAAGCCCGTCAGGTTTCTGATGCGCATCTGTGTCTCAGGTTCAAGACGTTCAGCAAGGTTTTTTATCGCTGCGTTGTTGTCTTGAAGAATGTCTAATAACTGTCTCAGGCATTCTTGCTGTTCTAACATGCGGTTAATCATTGATTTGAACCACCTGAAAATGGCTATCATCATCACCGCCGACAGAAGAAGAAAGAAAGCCGCCGTGACAGCCATTAAGCCATAGTCGCTTATGCCCTTGGCTATCTCTGTAACTTGTTGAACCTCATTCATAGCACAGCCCTGATTGAATGTCCGACAACCGCCCCGCCCGCTGTCAGGGCGAAGTCTATCCAATCCCAAGAGCCGCCATAAAGAACGTCTTTCAGTTCAAGGGCAGCCCCCACACCCGCACCCGTATAACAGGCACAATACCAATCGTCAGCCCCAAGCCCAATCAAGACCCCGCCGACAAAATGTTTCCCACGATTACTCTTTGAGAACCATTCGATTACTTTTCTTTTCATGTTTCTTTATATTGATTAAGTAACTATTTTAAGTGTGTCTCCATTTCGATAAATTTGCCCTTTTGTTGAGGGTCTTGAAGACGGTAAAACATAATCTGACAGAATAACTTTTTTTGTATTCCAACCTCCTGTTACCTGAAACATCGGGACAAGGTTATCTCCTATCCCATGGCGATAAAGTCCAATTTCATAGGCAGAAACTATAAGTTTGTTCATTATATCGCCGCCTGTTTCAGTTGAAAGTTCATTCATTGTTATCTTAGGACGGCGTAACCCAAAACCAATATCCTCAGCCTCAATTCTCATTATTTCAATATCTTTTCCGAGAATTTGGTTATATATTATTATTGAATTTGAAGACGGGTCAATCACAATTCTATTACCCGCATTAACGGTTGATATTTTACCCGTGAAGTTACCTTGGATATTCACGTCTCCTGTTTTCCCGTCAAGGTAACAGGAATTGTTCTGAGAATACAGTTTCCCGTTCCTGAAAACCCACCCCGCAATATTGGCGTTTTCAGCCAACAGAAGTTGTGTTGCGACACTCTCAAAAGAAGCCCCAAAGGGATTCCAATAGTTCGTGTTTGTCGGGGCTTGACCAACAAAACCGCCTGAGCCGCTTGGAGCGTCAATTCTTGCCACATAATAGACAGAGTTATATTTGACAATATCCACTCTATGAGGATTGCCATAATAATACTTTGTTGAAGAATAATTTCCTCGGAATACGGGGGCGGGCGATGCTCCGTCTTGACCGTTCTCTCCGTCCATTCCCCAACGTCCAATCAGGGCAACGTCTGTCTCTTCTGTTGTGTTGTCTGAGTACTTTATAATCTCATAATTATATAAGTACGGGCGCGAGGCAGAAATATCCTGAACAGAACTGCTCCAACCAATAGTGTTCTTTGTCACGCCCGTTGAGAGGTTCGTGGCAAGGTACATTTCTGTTATTGAAACAATGCCACGCCCTTTATCTCCATAACAGCCGATAATAACAGCGGTTGTCGTGACAGAAGAGCCGTCAGTATAAAAGATGCGTTCATAATTCCAAAGATACTTGTTTGTCTCAGAGAGTGTAGGCACAGAAGAAATAGACCAAACGGTTGGTCTAACATTGCTGTTCTGACTGACCCCGTAGTACTCTGTCACACTTCTTATACCACGCCCGTTTGTTCCGTCCTTACCGTCTGCGCCGTCTTGACCGTCAATGCCGTTGTACGGTGTTACTCTCACGGGGTTTGACCACTGAGAAAGAAGTGTCTTGCCGTCACCTGACTTCACGGCTGTTGTCTGCCACAGATATTCAAGGCTTGCAACCGTTGGCACCTCAGTAGTCCACCCTGACGGGTTCAGGCTTGATTTTGAGAGGGCGGGCGGCGTTGTTGTTGAGCCGTTCTTGGCGTAACGTAGCTCAGTAAACTTACCCGCTGCGCCTTCTTGCCCCGTGTCGCCTTTGTCGCCTTTTATCCGACCAACGTTTTGCCATTTGTCTGTCTGAGGCACATACATACAACCGTTCAAGGCTTCATCGTCTGAGTTCATTATATAAGCGTCTCCCTCCTCTGCGTAAACGGTCATCCAACCCTCAGCCGCTCCCGCAAAGGGTCTTCCGAGCTTCTTGACAACACAATATTTATCCTCGGTCGTTTCTCCCGATGTCAGCGTATATTTATCAATCAGGACAACGGGCTTTCTTCTGTCTTGATCCCATTCTTCCTTTGTTGAATAATGTGCGTAAGCCTGACCCTTGATTTTGACAGAAGTGCCGTCAGCCCCCTTTGAACCCTGAGCAACGACTTGCCAATAAAGAGTGTTTGTCGGCTCAATGCCCTTGACAGGTGTGTCGCTGAACATTCTGTATGTTGACGTATTGCCGTCCTTTGTGAAAGTGACTTCATCGCCATTATAATAAGTGTATGAGGCGTTGTATTCGCCCCTATAACAGCCGATATAGCTTTCTTGACCGCTTTGGCTCTGAACGATTGTTCCTTTTATTCTGAGCTTGCCGTCCCTCGCTGAATTGAAGTCAAGAGCGTCCCCGAGCTTCATGGCGTTGGCGAGCATATCAAAATAGCTGTTGCCGTCACCTGACACAACTCTGTCGGTCGTTATTCGCCCTGGCAATATCTCTGTGAAGCCGTAGAGCGTGGCAAAACTTCTCTCTCCGTTGTATTCGCTGTTCAGAACGCCGACAAGGAGGCAGTAGTGACCGTCAACACCATTCAATGTTTTTGCGCTCTCAGAGAGAAAGAAAACGCCCTTGTCGGTTGTCTTGCTGACCTTTGCGTATAGATAATACTTCTTTGACCCGTCTTCAAGTCTTGCGCTCTCAAACTCTTCAATGTTCCAATATAAGTATTCTTCGGGCTTATGCGATGAACTCAAAGAAGACACGCCGAGCGTCAGGTGCTGAATGAGACCCGCAGCCGCTTTCAGGGTCTTTGTCTCCTGATCGTAGTTTATCGTGTGGCTGACCTGTGTCGGGTTTGTCTTTGAAGAGACGAAACGGAATTGAAGACTTTCATCGCCGACAAGCATCTGCATGGTCTGTATGGCGATAGGGCTTATGCTCTGAGTGAAGTTTTCAAGAAGCGAAGCCTCCAACATGCTCATTGTCTCTTTCGCGTCCCTGAACCGTCTCTTTGTGAACTGAATAGCCTCTCGGTGGTTGTCTTCAATGACCACCTCCTCGCTTTCAAGCTGCTTCAACTTTGAAGAGAAAGATGCGCTTTTCGTCTCGTTTGACAGTTCAAGAGAGGGGCTGTGCGGCTTGTTGATATAATCTTTAATGCCCGTGATGCGGACGAGAACGCCGTCTTTCTGAAAGCGTTCATCGGAAAACTTTATATACCCGCCGAGCTTGATACGCCCGCCTATGTTCAGCCAATCTTTCTTTGCCCAAATGCCGTCAAGGTCTCCCGTGAACGTGAACTTAGTCTCCTCATTGTCAAAGAGACTTTTCACGGCTTGACGGAACATGTCCCATGAAGCCCCTGACTTTGTGGCGTTGTCGCAGATATAAGCGTCAGGCAACATACACTTGAAGATAGCGTATTTTTCGTTAGCCCGTGGGCAAAAGGTCTCATTCGGCATGGTCTGCCCGTCAATCTCTTGCGGCGTTATCTCAAAGCGGCGGGCGGCTTTCTTCAAAGAGCCGTCAGGGTTCAGAATTGAGTTGTGGTAGTATTTCACTTCAAACTCTTTTCCCGCTAACATGCCCGTCTGAAAGATAACTGTCATGGTCTCGCCGTCTATCAGGCATTTCTCGTAGTCAAGGTTTTCAGGAATAGAGTTGTCTATGATGTCGTAAAAGTTCTTGTCTTTGTCAACACACACGACAGAAGAGATTTCGCCGACACGCTTCGGGTAGATGTCTGAACAGTCAAGACTGCTCTCGGCGAGGCTTGTCAGGTCTTTGTCCTTTCTTCTGATTGAGAACCCCAAATCGTCAGTCATATAGTAACGGGCGTTGTCAGCGTTGAAGTCCTCTTCGTCTTCAAAGTAAACGCCGTCAAAGCCTATTGACTGAGACTTCGGCAGAAGAAGTTCTGAGCTTCCGTATTTGCTCGGGTCTATATTGTCTGAACCGCCCTGAACGTAGAGAATTTCAGTCGGCGGCGTTTCCCCATAGTTAGAACGCCCCACATTCGGCTTGAAGCCGTTGCCACGTCCGTATGAGAGCGGGAGAGGGTTGTTCTTGTTATATTCAACCTTGCGGAGCGAGACGGTCTTGCCGTTGAACTCAAATTCTGTATTCAGGGTTGAAGCCATTTGTTCCAACGCCTCATAACAGAAAGCGTGGCTGTACGATATGCAGACTTCATCGCCTGACACGCAAGAGCCGACCGCCCAACCCGTGTCACGGCGGTTCATGTTGTCAACGAACATTTGGAGGTGCTCATGGGGCTTGGCGGTCAGGCTGAATTTCAGTCGCCCGTCAACGGGGTTTCTGAACTTCCAAATCTTCGCCTTTGCCTGACTGCTCTCCATTGTCACGGTGTATTCAAAACTGCGGCTGTGTTTCATCTTGAAAGCCTCAGGGCGTTCAAGCGTGAAGCGTTCTCCCTGATAGTCACAATAACAGCCCACGGGCAACTCAACGTGTTCTGCGAGGCTGTAATAAAGCGTGAGGTTATAATCGCCCATGATAACTCTGTGGCGATAACTGTTATCGTCAACCTCAATTTCAAGGAGCTTTTTGCCTTTGTCGTTGTAAATTATCATTGTCGTTTTATTTGAGAGTTATTTTTTGCGAATTTGACGCACACGGCGTTTACTTTTCTCTGTGGTATGCTTATAAGGTAATCACTTCAAAAACGCTTTGTGGGGCTTTAGAATGAGTTACCGCCATTTTTCAAAGAGTAGAGAGGCTGACAGCCTGAACCGCCCGCCCCTCACTCCTGAAACAGAGAGTTAGAGAATACCGAACTCGGCGCAATCCGCATCTACCTGAGTTTTCAGGGCGGCACGCTCTGTAAGATAATCTGTGTAAGCCTTAATGCGGGCTTTCGCCTCGTCAGATGTCTTTGCGCCGTATAAGCCGAGCTGTGCGGCGTTGAACTCATTGACAAGTTTCTGCTCGTAGTTAGCGTCCCACTTTGAGGTAATTACCGCCTCTGTGATTTTGTTTGAGGTCAGTGGTTCCCACACTGAGACCTCTTCACATGAGAACTGAGGGGCTTTCTCTGCCTGAGCCTCTGCGCCCTCTTCTGAGGTCTGTTCAACGCTCTCAGGCTTTACCTCCTGAATATTCCAACGGTACAAGTAAGAACCGTTACCCACTGCCTCCAACTTGGAGGGCTTGTTGTCATAGAATGCCATAATACTTCTGTTTAATAATTGTTTTCAAAAGATGTCTTGAATTGCTGTGTTTCGCCCAACCCAACCACGGGCAGACAGCCTGTTTGTAAGCCTTTTGGCTTAACGGATTCTCCCGTTTGTTCAGGCGGGCGGCTTCACGGCAGAAATTCTGTTTTATTGACTTGCGCATCAACTTCTGTTCTCGAAAGAACTTGTAACCGACATAATCAAGCGCACGCCCGTGTCTGTCATAACGGTTCTTCGCAACGGGGAATATCTGATAGTTGCCTTTTATCTTCAAGGACAGACCGTCTTCAAGTTGAACCCGAATGAGTTTCAGAACCTCATGCAGAACGGCTTTGCTTTCCGCATAGAACGTTATATCGTCAGCGTATTCAGTACATTCAATATGGGGCTTTACGGTCAGCCTCAGAGCCTCTTTCACAAGTTCTGCAAGCTGTTCATTTACCCAGTGCATGAAATAACAGAAACAGAGGTTTGAGAGGTATTGGCTCAGATAATTGCCTATCGGAAGCCCGTGAGCGTCCTCGGGGTCGCTTTGAGCCTTGTCAGCCTCTGTTAGCGGTCTGCCCGCATCATCCATTGATGCGCTGTCTATGATTTCATCAAGAAGCCACAAAAGGTCTTTGTCTTTAATCTTTCGGCGTATGAGCCGTTTCAGAACCCTGTGACGCATGGAGGGGTAGCACTTCTTGATGTCAATTTTCAGACAGAAGAGAGGCTTGCCCTCAAAACTCTTGATTATCTTGTCAACCCTACGGGCGCAGCCCTCAATACCACGACCCTTAATGCAAGAATACGTGTTATAAGTGAAGAGCCGCACCCAAATGGGTTCAAGAACGTTCATGACAGCATGGTGGACGATACGGTCAGGATAGTACGGAAGACGATAAATAATTCTTTCTTTCGGCTCGTAGATCGTGAACACGTCATACGGAGATGTCTTGAACGTCTTTGTCAGCAAGGACAAAATCGTTGTCGTCAAGTCTGAAAGCCCCCGTGAAAGTCAGGGTCAGAGTGAACTCCAACCAAATTTTGTCGTCAGGGAAGAAGTCTGAGACCTGACAAGACTTGTAGTAACACGGGAAATCCTGTTCAAGTTCTCTGACCGACAGAAGCCTTTCCTCGGGTTGAATGAGGTCATGGAGAAGAGCGTCATAGTTGCGCCACAACTCTGTCAGGCTCTCAGCCCGCATGAGGCAATACAACTTCACGTCCTTTGATTTGAACGTGACCCGCTTCCCGTCATATATGGCACCTGTCTTCGTCTTGATGTTCCGCAAAAGGTTCTGTTTCACTTGTGCGGTCTTCATAACCTCAGACAGAGAGCCTTTCAGAACCCGACAGCCGTAATCGGTCAATGGCGTATTGTCAAGCGAATAATCGTCTGACGGCGTGACCTCACTCACGGGGGCTTTATACTTGTAGCCTTTCATCGGGAAATCGTCAGAGAACTTGATCGTTACCGTGCCTAACATTCTCGCCACGTCAAGGTTCGGCTGCTGTGTCATTCTGAGCGTGAACGTGCGCTGTATGTGGGCGCAATAGAACTCATGGTAAGCACCGTCAGACAACAGTTCAATGAAAGCGCAGAAACGGCTGAAAAGCCCGCCAAAAGCGAACTTGACCTGAATTTCACGGGTGTTGAGAACAGGGGCTGAAAGGTCTGCCTCCACGCCGTCTTCCTCTTGCCAATCGTTACTGTCAACAGACTTCAACGGCGGAAAGGCGACAAGTTCATTGAACCCGCCGCTCGTCACATACACGCCATACTGCAAGTATGCATCGTTACCGTCTATGAAAAGTCTGTTAATCATATTATAATCGCATTGTCAGAGGTATTTTTTATGACGCTGCAGCCCTGTTCTGACTGAACACGGACAACAGCCCATTTGTTTGCATTCACTATCGCTTTCGCCCCGTGAAGAAGAATGATTTCGTGCCGTTCTGTCTTTGAACAGAAGACGGTCGCAGAGGTTCTTCCTATCAGGATAGCCCGTGAGGGGTCTTTCAGGGTCAGCGTGCCCGCATCAATGTAGATGCCGTACTTCTCAACCCCGTGAGGCTTGAAGAGCCTGAAAGTCGCCATATTCGGGAAATGGTTCTTCATACAAAACTCTATACCCTGAGGGCTTTCAAACAGCCTGACAATATCCTCGACAGTCTGTTCTGTCCCCTTGAACAACGGGCAAGCCCCGAGGAGCTTTGCCTGTGTGTAAATCTGTCTGATAACTTCTTTCATGTCATTTTATCTTTATGCCTTTGAGGGCGATGTCGTTTACTGTGTCCTTAATCTCTTTCACGCTGTTCTCAACGCCCGCCACACGGTCTGAAAGCCCGTCTGTGTTGCTCTCAATGTTCAAGACTGATTGCAAAATCAGGTTCGCCGTATTCAGGAGCAGTTTTGTGTTCTCGCTGATTGAATAGGTATGACCCTGAATAGCCGTGGCTCGTCCGTTCAGCTCGTCCACGCTGTCCTGAGAGGCGTTGGCGATACCACTTGAAGAGGTCTCACGGGTTGAGTCTTGTGCGGCTGTAATCATGTCTTTGATTTGTTGAGGGAGAGCCTCCCAAATCGTTATCCAATCTGTGCCGACTTGGTTCAGGTCATTTGTCAAGCCCGAGAGACTGTTCAGAACAGCGTCAATGCCCATGAACTTGCCGTCCTTGAACCACTGAGCCTTGTACTTGTCAAAGACCTCTCCGAGGGGTTCTTCCAAGAACTTCTGAACCAAAAGGCGTTTTGTTATGTCGCCGATTATCTCGTTGACCTTATCGCCCCACGCCTTTGCGTAGTCCTCGCCGTTCTGAAAGGCTTCAAAGAAAGCGTCAGAGAGTTGTTCCGCAATGTCAGAACTTGTGCCGCCCATGATGTCTTCAACCATTTCATTTATGATTGAAATCGCCTTTGCGCCCAGTTCTTCAATCTTCTGCTCCCAATCGTCAATCTTGCCTTGGTCAGTCTTCTTTTTGCTGTTCTCTGTATCTATCTGTTCTTGAATGAGCAACTGCTGCTGTGCGATGTTTTCAAGCTGCTGTTGGGCTTCACTGTACTTCTTGCCGCCGAGAGCCTTGTCAGCCGTGTAAGCGACATTGGCGTAAGCCTTGGCAATCTTCTCGGCTGACTGTTTCAACAGTTCATCGTTGCGTGAGACTTTCAGCGTGAGCCTTGCCCACATCGCCTCAAAGCCCGTCAGGGTCTCAATGTCTTTCAACATTTCGTCCCGTGTCTCTTTCAGTTTCGCTTTCACGAGGTCAATAGCCTTTCCGCTCTTCTCTTGTATGCGCACGATGTCGGCGTTGTCAAGCTCCCACTGCAGTTGGTCAATGCGGTTTTGAAGAGCCTCAATTTCCTCTTGCTTCTTATCGTCATTGTTGAAGAGGTTCACGATCTGCGTTGCTATCTGCAAGGCGGCTGAAATAATTGTCAGAATGACAGAAGCCTTTTCAACAGTCTGAATTGCTTTTGAGGAGGCTGTCGCTGTTGCCTGAACGCCCGTAGATGCGTTCTGTGTCAACTGCATTATGCCGTTTATCATCGTAAGGGCAGAGGTTGATATTTGCCCCGCCGTCTTGATGATGTCTCCCGCAACGCCGCCGATTGTGTCGCCAATCTCTTCAAATGTCTTGTTTACCTCATTCAAGGTCTTGTAGAGGTCTTGCCATTGTTTGATTGAACGTTTGTCAGGGTTCAGGTCGGCTTTCGCCTTTGCCTGAGCGACATTATTCTTGGCGGTTGTAACCTTTGCACGGGCAACGGCAACTTGCTGTGAAGTGGCTGTGCCGTTCTTCTTGTCTTGCTCAACCTTTTTCAACTCCTCCTCGGCTTTATCCAAGAGGGCTTGAAGTTGTTCAAGGGTCAGATTGGCGATTTCGTTGCACCATGCTTTGTATGTCTCTTCACGCTGCGCAAACTGTTCATCAATGGCGTTCAGAGCCTGTTCTTGCTGATAGTTCAGTTCATCGAAGTTCCCCTGAGTGACACCCTCGTTCCACTTGTCATTTCCGTTTTCATCTTTGACACGTTTCCCGTCTTTGTCATGCTCATAGAGGGCTTCGATTTTATTCTGATATTCTTCGGCAATCTTGACCCGCTGCTGCTCGTATGTCAGGCTGTCTTGCAGCATGGTGTTCAGAGCCTCTTTATTTCCTTTGACACGGGTGTCGGCGGCTATCTTCTCGTATGCTTCGAGCTGCGCCCGCTGTTCTGTTGTCAGGTCTTGACGTGTCAGGCGGGTGTCGCTGTCTTCACTCAGAAGAGAACTGCGGTAAGCCTGTTTCTCAGAGTTCTTTGCCTTGGGGTGTTTGTTCTCCCATTGAAGAACCATTTTGTCGGCAAGGGCTTCAAGCATCTGTCGTTCACGTTCTTTGTTCTCAGAAATAAGGCGGTCATAGTTCAGGTCGAGCTGCGCCTTTTGTTTCTGATAACCCTCTTCCATGAGGTCTATCTTTGCCTGTCTGATGTCAAGCTCGGTTTTCTCAGTCTGTTCAATGACAGACTGCCCGTATTCGGCGATTTGGTTGTTTCTCTCAGCCGTTTCCTCGGCAATCTGTTCACGCTCCCGCTTTCTGTCCTCAGCGGCTTGTGCGGCTTTTCTCGCCCGTTCTTTGGCGTGTTTCTTCGCTTCTTCTGCAGCCGCTTCGTTTTGTTTCTTCTTGTTGTCGGCGGCGGTCTGTTTGTTCTCTGCTGCCTGAGCGTATTCTGCGCTGCGCTGTAAGGCTTGTTGCTTTGTGTAAGCCTTGCCGTTCACTAAAGCCACCTGACCGTCTTTCAGTGAAGACCCAATAGAGGCGAAACGCTTCGCGAGGCGTGTCAGTTCATCAATACCCATTTTATCCATCCAAGCGGGAACTTCGCCGCTGAACTTGATTGTAAAGCCGATAGTATTCTCAGAGTATTGCGACATGAGTTGTTTGATATTCTCATACAACTGATGAACGCCGTCCGTTGGCTTTTGTAGGCTTCTCTCAACGGCTGAAACCTTGTCGGCAAATGTCATTGAACTGTCGGCGGCGGCTTGTTCAGCGGCGGCAGATTTGTTCACGGCTGTTGTGTAACGGTCGTGTTCCTCTGCTGCTGACTGAACGCCGTTTATATAATTTTGTACGATGTTGGTCTTTGTGAAAAAACCGTCATCCCACCAAGCCTTGGCGATTGTCTTCTCACTTATGCCGATAGCACGCATCTTGTCTTGAATATTGGCATAAATCTTATTCAGACCCTTTTCGTATTCTTCGCCCGTCTTGCCCGCTATCAGGTTGATGTTCTGTTCGACCTGTTGAGCGATAATAGTTGAAATGGCGGCTGCGTTTTCTTGTATCTCTTTATTGTCAAAAGACCAAACAAAACCCGCAAACGTACCGCCTGTCTCAGCCCCTTGAAGTTTCTGAAACATTTCGTTCTGTGCGTCAGAAAGAGCCTTGGCGTATGTGTCATTGCCCGAGGCAATGTCGTTCAGGCGTTGACGCTCAATGGCTTCTTGCTTGATTAGTTCAATAGCCTGAGTGCGCTTCTCGTTCACGGTATCAATGCTGTCGCTCTCTTTGACAGCCTGAACGCCGTAGTCTTCAAGAATACCGTTTAGCTCGTCCATAACCTTTTTGTGGGTTGAGCTGCCCGCAGTGAGACCGTTCAGGGCTGTTGAAAGGCTTTGAACACGGGTTATGGCTGTGGTCGCTTTCTCGCCGTATTTGCTTGTCATTTCAGCCGCTTTGCTTGTATTGTCTGAGAACAGACCGAAAGCGGTTGCAGCGGCGGCGACAACGCCTAAAACAAGCCCTATTGGGTTTGCCTTTGTTGCCATGTTAAGAAGAAGCATTGCGTCCTTGGCCGACGTTATACTCTTTGTCAGAGAAAGAAAGGCTGAAACCTCTCCCCATATAGCCGCCATTTTATGAGCGGCTGCAACAGCGATAACGGCGGCTTTATAAGCCCCGTATGTGCTGATAACGACAAGAAGAACCTTGCCAATATTCTCCCAGTTGTCAATGGCTTTTGATGTCAGGCTCAGAACGTCAGAGATAACGCCCTCAGACTTCTTGCCAAGCTCATTGAACATTTGTTCGATACTGTCTTCGATGTTTGAAATCTGACCTGTTATCGTGTGGCTCTGAGCTTCCATAAGACCGCCAAACTTGCCGCCCTCAGAGGTCATGGCGATGATCGCCTTTTCAACCTCAGGGAAGCCGACCTTGCCCTCAGTAACAAGGTCTTTGACCTTATCTTTGGCAACACCGAACTGCTTGGCAAGTTCATCTGTCAGAGGAATACCACGTCCCAAGAATTGGTTCAGGTCTTGCGTGTACAAACGTCCCTGAACCATGGTTGTGCCATAGAGGTAAGCCAAATCATTCAGAGGAATTGAGAGACCCGCCGCAATGTCTCCGAGCCTGATTAAGGTCTCATTCACTTTGTCAGCCTGAACGCCGTAGGCGAGAAGTTGTTTCGCGCCCTGAGCAACGTCAGTCATTCCAAATGGCGTTGTGGCGGCTGTCTTGATAAGCTGCTGCATGAGTGCGTCAGCCTTTTCAGCAGAGCCGAGCATGGTCTTGAAAGCCATTTCAAGCTGCTGAAACTGACCTCTGACGTTTGCGACCTGAGAAACAAACTCTTTGATTTGAGAAACGGCAAAGACACCCGCAACGGCTTTCCCGATTTTCTTCATTGAGTCGTCTATCTTGTCGCCCTCACTTGAAGCCGTGCTGCCAATGCCGTGAAGAAGTCTCTTCGCTTCTGCAGCACCAACACGGAGCTGACTGTTGTCAAGCCCCGTTCCGTAAAAAAGTTTTCCGTTCTCGTTCTCCATTTATTCGATACTGTCAAAGAATTGTTTAACTCGTTCTTTATTTCTCGGGTCGTCAGCCTTGATTACCTCTTGCCCTGAGCCTGAGCCGTCTGACTTGTCTTTTGTGTTATAAGACGGCAGAACGGCGTTATACAATATCAGGTTGGGATAACTCATGTTGTACAGAACCTCTTCAAAGGTCAGCCCGTAAGCCTTGACCGTTGCGGCGATTATTGCCCAGGGGCTGTCGCTTCTGTTTCCACTTTCGTCTGCCGCATCAGATTTATTTCTATCAGGAAAGTGGTAAGACCGAAAAAATCGGTCAGATTCATTCTTTGCAGAACCGTAACCGTTAGGTCATAAAGTTCAGCGGGCGTGAGTTCTTCAAGAAGTTCTTGGGCGAGTTCTGCCTTGCGGTCTATGACCTCTTCGACCTCTTCAACGACCTGACGCTTGAACAGCCCCCACAGATAGCGTTTCTCTCTGTTCTTCTGAACCTTGACTTTTTCTTTCAGGTTCTTTGCTCCGAGAATGAATATTGCGACAATATCGCCTAAAGCCCGACAATCTTTTGCGATTGACAGGCTTTCTTCCACAACGTTCTTCGGGTCAAGAACAACGTGTGGCAAACGTGAAACAGCCTCTGATGCGAGAATAAGCGTTGCCGTGCTTGGCGGGGCTGTCATATAAGTTTTGCTGCCGACCTTGACTTCAACGGGTGTTTGAAGAATAGTCTCGGCGGCTTTCTGTTCGATAGTCTTTTCTTCTGCCATGATGATAAAACTTTTATTGTTGTATAAGTGGGTCATGGCGGCAACGAACCGCCGTGAGCGTCTTTCTTTTGTGACCTCTGACCCTTGTAGAGGGAGGGGCGGTTGCGCCTGACCGCCTCGCTCCCTCAGTGCAGATGAACATTCAGGTTATTGAACCGAAACGAACCTCCGTTTGTAAGGCGCAAAGCTCCGTTGGTTGAGAACCTTACGCCCATCAGTCAAGCGGAGGCAGTCTTTGTGTACGGCTTCACGCTCTTGCCCGTTGCGGGTTTCAGAACTGTTGCAACATAATGAAGCAACTTACCGTCTGCCGTTGAATAACTCTCATCGCATCTGACTGTTGAGCGGTCAATCTGAATGCCCTCGCACTCTTCATCCTCAGGCGTGAGACGGAAAGCCCACTCTCCCGCAATCAATCCGTCATTGTCTTCAAACGGACGTGTGCCGCCCTTTTTGACAAACAGGTCAAATTCAAATGTGAATTTGTTTTTTCCTGTTCTTGAATCCACCAACTCGCCACCCTCTTCAGTGGCTTCTTTACTTGTTCCCGCTGTCGGGGTCAGCTTCGTTGTATCCTCTTTAGGGGTGTCGATAGCTGTCCACTGCTCGGCGGGAGTGCCTTTTGTTGAGGTAGCTTTCTCAATGGTGCACTTACCCCATGAAAGTTGTGACATAATCTACGTAATTTAATTGTTAAACATTCTTTTTCTTTATGACAGGCTGCGTTATCGGCAAATCGCCGTCCTCGGTAACAATAACAGCCGCCTGAGGGATATTCAGCGTTTCATCGTCAGAGCCGAAATACTTATATTTCAGACAGACAACGACAAAATGCTGATTGATGTCTTCGGCATAGTCTGTGCAGATCGTCTGTTGTAGCTTGAACTTGTAACAAGAGACCTCAGCCGTAAGACTGTCAACCCAACGCTGCGCAAGGGCTTCAAGTTCTTCTGTGCGCTGACCGTCCTCAACGAGTACGCCGTTTCCGTATGGGTCTATGTCAGGACAATAGATGTGAACCGTAACCACGCCTGTCTGAATTTGGTCAGGCAGACCCGCTGTGAATATAACCACAGCGTCTTCAAGGCGGCTGTCGCGAGGGCGGTAGCCTTGTCTGTAAACCTCACCTGAAATCATCGAATAAAGGGTGCTGTCTTTCAGAAGTCTGTACACGTCCCCTTGAACTTGTTTTGATGTCTTTGCCATTGTCTCTTGTTAATATTAAGTGAAGCCAAGCTGTTTCAGCATACTCGGCACAATCTTGTCTGCAAGCAGTTCTGAACTGTCAAGCACATCGTAGCCTTTGTTCTTGACGTGAGCGGCGTATTCCATTCCCGCAACAACTATCAGGCAGACCCCGTGAGGGAAACGCCTGACAAGTTTCTTTGCGAACGCTGCGCCTTTCTCTGAACCGTCCCGCCCCTGTTTCACGGTCTGAAAGTCTGACTGATAAACAACCCGTCCGTCCACGGCAATGACATAGCCGAGTGAACTTCTCAGGTTGCCCGTTTGGTCTTTATAAGAATTGGTCGAACGGGCTGTGTTCAGAACCTGTTCCCCGCAGTACTGCAAAGACCTTATCAGAACCGTTTGAAGCCTTTTCAGCTCCTGTTCTGTGTATCGGTCAATCTCAGACATGGGGGAGGCTGTCCGAAAACCTATTAGGATAGTGAACAGCTGACAATGGTTACTATTCATTATGCTTGTTATATTTGTTTAACTTTGTATATTCTTGAATAT